TAATAGTGTGGTCAACGGATTGTTGCATGCATTCATATTTGCAAAAGAGAGATCTGCAAAGGATGGTTGTAGCATAGATGATATTGAGGCTATATTTGAAGACAGCTTGTTTGCAGTGCAAGGTGACGATGACGTCTTTTCCCACACCGGAGTCATGATAGATTTTAAAACGTGGTTTGCAAAGTTTGGGTTCAAAAGCGTTGCCAAGTACCGGCCGACGAAATCAGCATTGGAGTTTTGCTCCAGTCGATTGACTAGAGTGTTAGGTGGTTACACTTTTGTGCCTAAGATAGGCAGGATTTTCTCAAAGATGGGGTACTCTCTGCAGGCAACAACACCCAAAATAGCGGCTAGTTATGTCAAGTCCTCAGCTATGTCTATGTTTGATATGTCACGTGGGATACCACCGTTGAAGTCGTATGTAGATTGTACGCTCAGGTTGTTAAAAGATGCGGATCATGTGAAACTACCAGATGAACCATGGCGGATGCTTTATAAAGATGTTAACATTGCGACGCATGAGACATGGGCCGATCTACACGAACAGTATGGTTGGACAACGACGATGCAGACCGAGCTAGACGTGTTTCTGGATACACTATATGAGGCCCCCGTCGCTGTCACTAATCCTCTGATGGAGCTGTTTTGCAGAATGGATTCTGACAAGGAGGACCCAATGCTAATAGAGAGAGTTGTTGAACTGGACACTGACGCTTCTGATCTTATTGATAGGTATCCAGGCACACCTGATATAGGCGTTGGGCCTGGGTTTGCTGATCAGCCTTCGTCTTGGGTGCGGGATCTGACGAAGGAGGGGGTTGAACCAAACCCTGGGCCTAAGAGGTTCAATTTTGATAGGTCAACTTTGTTCCGAACATCTGGATCTGAATTTAAATTCATATATGCCCTTGATAGTCCTGAGGATAATTTGACACTTACGTCCCAGATCGATCAGCATGGTCATGTCATCTCCATAACCCCCTGTGACACTGAACTAAAACCGAGAAAGTATAAGAACCTAGGAACATGGAAAACGTGGGATTCACATGGGATAAGAACTAGAGTCCTCGAGATAGACACTGAATACGCGAGGGCTAGAATTTTTATTGCTATACAGTCCGGGTGTAGGATGGTTTTTAAATATAATACGGCGTCGTTCGAAGTTAAAGACATGGAGGTCCACGTGTGCTTCGACTCCGATGTCACTGGACTGTGTCCATGGTGTGATAATGATGATGTGCCTGGGAAGGACTTAACACAGGAAGGCGTTGAACCTAATCCTGGACCCTTGCACAGGAAAGAGGCTTGTGCTGACAAGGCGCATTTTAATGATGGTCATTTTGTTTACAACCGCATCCCCACGCCTATTCCTTGCGATGAAAAAGTTGAAACTAATTGGTTGCATATACCGCTGTGCCAACAGGACTTCAATTTTACTATATCTGAGCTGACTAGTGCTATAAATGATTGTTCAGTAAAGTTATCAACTCATACAGACATGCATCAGACCTTGAAACGACTTGGAGTGATTAAGATCTGTGAAGGTGCAGTGAAGGTTAATGTTGACCTAATATACGATATTAGCAGCCTGCCCCCTGAGGAGGTTGTTAAACAGATATTAGCTCGATGTATAGATGCCAAGGGACCAGTTTATGATCCATCTTGGTTGCAACAAATCAAGGTTGGCAGGCTCACTATTAAAGACAAAGTTCGTTCGTCCCCGGTTGGGTTGTTGTTGCACGAGGAGAGAGATGGATGGGTTGATGACTTGACCGAAGATGGTATTGAGCCCAATCCTGGACCTGGTGTTGCTGCAGCTGAAAGGGCACTCACCAGGTTTTCTGAGATGGCTGGAGCTACCAAGGCTGGTGAGGACTGGCTCATAGCAGCCGTAGACCCATACCATGACCGTGCCATAAATTGTTGCGGGAAACCTGACGGAACTCAAATGGCCAGCATTGTCCAGTGTGTCAAACAGACTAAAAACATTGTTGCACCTGAAGCAACGCCCACCAATGGAACTTGGAATGTGGGGTTCATGACCACTCCATGGATGAATCCCATGAATATAGAAGGAACGACGTTGTCAGGCAGCTGTTATTCTACCACGACTGCTTCTAATTCTTCCACGATACCTATAGGGTCTATAGTAGCTAAAACTATTTCATCCACAGTGGCTTCGACGGAGTCATATGGATATTCCATAACTCAAGCTGCAGTCACCCAAAGTGCTGCGGCCATGTATACATTGCCAGTTGATGTCTCTTATTTGTCCGGGTCTAGTAGGGCTATAGCCACTGGATTCGAAGTGACCAACACATCAGCGACATTACAGTTGCAAGGAAATAACACTTGTTGGCGACAACCAATGCCTGATATAGATACTAATACAGCCGTTGCCACCTGTTTGGATGGTTTCCCAACCGTCAATACAGTGCCAATAGCCGTATCGGTGTGTGCCGTCCCAGCCCCACCACCTACTTCTGCATTAGCCATGGACTTACCTGGTTCTAGGCAATGGAAAGCTGCCGATGGTTGGTATGGAGTAAAGAAGTTGGTCAAGCCTGATTCAAAACCATCAAGCAATAAGACTGTTATTGGTGTGGTCAAGCCGGCGTTAAATAATCTAGTTGTCGGCCCCGTCGATTTGTTGGCATTGCCTACATCGGTCACTTCAACTGGTGGTGGTGAGACCTACTTGTCGTACATATTTACCTTTTGGGATAATATGGATCAGATTGGTTCATATTTTGAAGGTTTAGCTCCCAACAATGCCTTGACTTTAACCTCAAGGGTATATATAGAGAGATTCCCAGACGTTACCAATGTCCAACTGGTCGTCCTGGCCAAACCGAGCCCTCGTTTGGACACTGCGATTATTGAGTTGTATTCTGAGATAGTACAAGATATGCCTGTGGCGGTACCAGTCGGCGAAAATGGGCTTGGTGATTGGTTTAAAGATGCAGTTTCGAGCGTTGCCAATTACATTAAACCAGCATTGGGCACTGTCTCAAAGATAGCCTCAGCGATTCCGCATCCATATGCTAAGGCTCTTGGTGCTGGGGCGGGCATGCTTGATTCGTTTACTGGGCCTGGACAAAAACAGGCCGTTAGAAAGGAGATGGTTGTAAACCCTCCCAGGGTTGATTTTTCAACCAATTCAAACCAAAAGGTTTCTACCGCTGACAACAAAGCATTCAATGCTAGACGGAAGAAACCAACTTTACGTGCAAATATGGTGGCCGCACCTAAAGCGAGACAGCAGAGAAGGCGTAGACGTTAAGTGATTTTGCTTGCGTCTACGCTTAGCGACCCC